GTGACGAGGTCGACAGAGACGTTGTCGAGTTCCTCCTCGACATCATCCGGCAAACCGGCCAGCTTCAGCGTGAGATCCGCCTCGTTGACCCGACCCTTCTTCGTCTTCTGTGACATCGTCATCGACTCCTGGAGCTTGTTGAGGTCCTTGTACGACGCTTCGAGCAGGTTCTCGTACGAGCTCTTCCGCGCCGGGTCAGTGACCCTCTCCTGCACGTGCTCATACATATCTTCCACTCGTGAAATCATCTGAGCGATTTGCTCACGGAACCCGGGGGAGGACCGGACGAGCCTGCCGGCCTGCTTGAAGGCTGACACCTTCTCGGCCAGGCGGTCGATCGTCTCTCCCAGGGTGGGCCGCCGCCGGGCAGCCAGCGGGCGCAGGGCCCGCAGTGACTCCAGGCTGATCTCCATCTCTTCGTCGCCCGGAGGCGCGGCCACGTTGCCACCGGCCTGGCTCTGGGGGCCCAGGCCCGGAGGGGAGCCGGGTCCCAGCTCGTCGTCCGACATGTCGGGGACGGGGGCTCCGAACATCGGAGGAGGCACCGGCGCGCCGGCCTCGGCCCCGCACAGCCCGTCGAGGTCGAGGGTCACCTTCCCAGCCGCATCAGGCGGGGTGATGGCCGCGGCGGGGCCCGCATTGCCGACCGGCACCGCGGCCGACGGGTCGGCAGAGACCAGGTCGGTCAACAGCTCGCCGTCGACCGGAGGCGCGCCAGGCTCAGCCGGCGCCTCGCCGTCGATGGGCTCGCCCAGCAACGCACTGTCGATGAACTCGCGGATCCGCGGAGTCACCGCCTCCAGTACGGCACGCTTGGCGTTGTCCTCGGCCACCTGCTTGACCTTCTTGACGTCTGCCAGCGCCTCTTCGTACAGCTGCTTCGTCATGCTCTCTCCGCGAACCTGTGACTAAGTATCGACCACCTGACCAAGATGCGTGGCAGCTCAGACGTTGCCGCCCGAGTCGCCCAGCTTCTGGGCCGAGCCGATGGTGTTGTTGGAGTAGATGGCGGGCCCATCGGCGGCCGGCACGCGCAGGTCCTGACCCGCGGTGTCCTCGGTGGTCGAGAACTCCTGCAGGTCCTGGACGGAGATCTTCGGGTCGACGTTCTTGTCCTTGCCGTCGGTCAGGCCCGGGCCAGGGGACGTGATGTCAGGGGCGTACGGGTTGGCCGGGTCGCCCGGGTTCTGCCACTTGACAGTGGTGACGTCGGGCGAGGCCCCGAAGCCCAGCGGGACGCCAGTCGGGAACATGCCGAGGTCGCCCTGCTGGACGCCGTCTGACGGCTGCAGGCCTCCCACGCCGGTCGAGTCGACCTTTGCCGTGGCGTTGGCCTGGATCACCTTCTGGGCCGCGGCCTCGTTGCCGGCAGGCAGGTCTCCTTGCAAGGCCTGCATCGTCGGGTAGGCGGCAGAGGCCGGAAACAGCTTAGACAGCAGCTTGTGAGCGTCAGAGGCGGAGCCGCCGACGTATGTCGTGTACCTGCCGAGGACTCCCATCGTCTACTTCCGTTCCTTCCTCAGACCACCCGAGCGTCGACCAGCTTGCGAGCGCCCTTCTGCAGGGCCTCGCGGACCCGTGCCAGCCGCTTGGACAGGCGGGCCTCCTCGATCTTGAGGGCCTTCATGTAGTCGACGTGGCCGTCGAGGGTGTTGGCTTCCTTGATGCCGTTGGCCTTGGCGTGGTCCACCGGACGCTCGAGACCGTCGGCCTGCTCGTCTGCGTCGAGCTCGGTGGGCTTCTCGCTGTCGGCGTCCTTCATCTTGCCGAAACCCTTGACCTCCTCCTCGATGATGTTCCTGAGGAGGCCCGGCGTCAGCTTGATCGGCTTCTTGGTCTTCATTATTGCGTACCCACTCCGGTGCGTGCTACTCCTAAGTAGCGCGTCCGTCGTAGATTACGCGGCTTTCGTCACAGGGGCTTCTTGGCCGGCATGAAGGCCAGGTCAGCCCAGTGTGACATGCCGTCGTCCCTGACCTCGCCACCGGCGAAGATCTCGGTGGGATCGCCTCGGAACTGCTCCTGTTGGGCCAGCCTGGGCGCCGCGGCGCCCGGCGTCGGACGGCCCATGGAGTCGCCGTGTGACATCTGCTCGGGCAGGGTCGTCACGGCGGTGTCGGCCAGGATGTCAGCCAGGATCGGGTTGCCGCCTGCCTCCATCCTCACCGCCTCCTTCAGGGCGTCAGTGGGTTGCCGGCCCCCGCCCAAGGGGGTGTCGAGCCGCGGATCGAAGGTGGGCCTCTGCCGGCCTCCCTGTTGCGGGGCCAAACGCGAGCGACGAGAGCCCTCAGCGACAGCCCGAGGGGCGGGAGAACCGACCGACGGACCCAGGCCTTCCTGCAGGATCTCTACCAGCAGTTCCCTCACCAGCGACTTCAGTTGATCACGCGTTGCCTTCATCTCACACCGTCCGCCTGCTGCCAAGGTACTGTCCTGCGTGGGGCATGCTCAGTGGGCCCCGACGAGGCCCACAGAATAATCGCGGGCCTGTTTAGGTTGGCTACCCCATCACCTGCCCGCAATTGTCAGCCCACCCCGGGCCAGCCCTTCGATCCGTCGTCCAGGGTGCCGGACAGCTGCGGGAAGTCCATCGCTCGGACCGTCGTCAGGCCCGCAGCGAGGCTGAAGGCGCAGGTGCCGCCGCTGCCCTGGAAGAAGACGCTGGTCAGGCGCCATTCCAAAGTCAACGACATGCCCTTGGGCACGGTCACGTTGTTGCCGCTGGCGTTCATGCCGTTGGCGGTCACGGCGACCTTCAACCCGTTGGTCGAGTCGTTGTTGATGAACGTCAGGAACCGGGTGACGTACGGAAAATCGACCCGCTGGAACGACGACGAGGCCGGGGCGACCGACGAGGTCAGCCACGGCAGGCCAGACGACTGGAACTCGGCAGCGTAGCTGGCGCCGCCCGTGGGATTACCGAGGGGCATCTCTCACCTCACCTTGCAGGACAGGATGTCGTTGAGGACCCTGTCGATCCTGTCGGTCCGGTTAAAGACGCGGCGGACCTCCGCCTCCTCGATCAACTTGCCTTCCGGGATCATGAAGGCTCCGGGCGTGCTGGGCTCAGAGACCATGTCCCAGCAGATCAGCTGGAAGTCGTCCTGGACGACGTAGTACTCGCCTTGCTTGCGGGTCGAGCCCACCCCGCGGGAGCTGATGCCCAGCTTGACCCCGTGCTCGACGAGACCCGCCAGGATGGCACCGGAAGGCGTCTTGTCGAGGACCTCGATGGTCCCCAGCACAGTGCCGTTCTCGATGTAGGCCTCCTTGATGACGTGCGAGACGTTCTTCAGGTTGACCACGGAAGAGTCGGGGTGGTCGAGCTCGCCGACAGCGCGGTTCTCGATGATGAACTTCTGGTAGTTGCGGACCTCCCGCTCCAGGACGGCCATCGGGTAGATGCGCCCGTTCTGGTTCAAGGTGTCGGCCTTCTGCAGGATGCCCTTCATCAGGATCTTGCGCCCGCCGGGGACCTCGACCTGCTTGCCGTCGACCTCCTTGAGGACGGGCGGCAGCTCGACCTTCTCGACCTTGTAGTCGAAGGCGTCGTACGTCTCCAGGCGACGCAGCTTGGATGCTTCAGTCATGATTCGTCCTCCGAGGTGAGCTCGCTGCTGAGCTTGGTGTACAGCATGAAGCGCGTCACCGTGTCGTCGTCCACCGACTCCAGCAGCTCGGACTCCAGCAGCCTGCGGGCCTCTGACAGCTTGGTGCCGAGGTGATCGCTGACGTCCTCCTGAGCCTCGAAGGCCTCGATCTCGGCCAGCAGGCGCTGCTTGACCTCGGCCAGCTTCAACCGGATCGACTGTGGGTCGTCGTTGGCCGTCGAGAAGGCATAAGCGCGCAGCAGCTGGCGCTGCTCCCCTGTCAGGGCGCCCGCATACTTCTCGTTGAGCTTCCGCATCATCACCTTCATCAACAGGCGGCCCTCGCCTGGACTGTCGTCGGGCAGCGACTGGTCAGCGGGCACCGCCTTCTCGGAGACCAGGTGACGGACCAGCTGGTCCTCGTACTGGGCCAGACGAGCGAGGTCTCGATCGGGCGAGCGCCAGTCGTTGAGCAGCGTCTGGATCGTCGCGTAGGTCCTGTACTCGTTGACCGGCTGGTCGTAGAAGTCCTGGTCGCCGACCACCTTGTTGATGGCACTGATCAGCAGTGACTTTTCCCGGTCTAGCTGCTTGGCATCGTAGGCCCGAGCAGCGATCTTGGCCTCCTGCATGATGGAGGCCGCGACCGCCTCGCTGGAGACGGTCGTCTTCACTAGGGAGTTGATGAGGCGGTACTCCTTGTGCAGCAAGGTGCCGGGCTTGAAGTGGCGCTTGACGATCCGCAGGGCCTGCGCCGAGCGCCGCTTGTCGCCCTCCACCAGCGCCTGCGAGATGGTCCGGACGAGGAACTCGTACAGGAGCCCGGTGTTGCGCTTCTTGTTGTGCGACTTCGACATCACTCGTCACCTTCCTCGTCCACGCCGTCGTCAGCGTACGGCCCCGTGTGACCCAACGTGGGCCGGCCCTCCTCGATCAAATCGATTCCCGGTTGGTCATAGTCGATCTCGGCCTGCACGTCCCGGCCTTCAGAGATGACGCTGCCTTGCTTCAGGGTGCCGAAGTGGGCCGACATCTGTCTCAGGGACCGACTCAGGTCGAGCGACAGGACGGGCGGGACGAAGCCTTGCTGCTCCCGCTTGCCCTCCGAGAACGGGTTACTGACCACGGAATCGAGCCACCGAGAATCGTACGGGTCCTTCATGGCAGGATTGTCGTTGCCCGTCATCTTGGCAAAGTCCGGCATGTGAGTCTTGCTGGCACCGTGCGTTCTCCGGCGGCCGCGATTGTAGAGGGCCCTGTCCAGCTGCGACTTTGCCTTGACGGGCCTGTCGTCGCCGTCCTGGATGTCCTTCAGCCGGAGGGCGAAGTCCTCCTCATCGAGCGGGTCGTCGCTGCCGACGATCAGGCCGCGGCCCTCGCCCTTGTCCTCTTCGGGCTCCTCTCCCGCGTTCTCGGGGGGCGGCGTCTCCCCGCCGCCTTCGGGGGGCCCGCCCGCGCCGCCTCCGGAGTCTTCGCCTCCGCCGCCGAAGAGGTCGTCATTGCCGCCGGCCGCGCCGCCCTCGCCGCCCATCTCACCAGGAGGCGCGCCCGCGGCCTCGATCAGGGCGTCGATCTTGCGCTCCTTAAGGCGATTGCTGTCGATCTCGTCGATCTGCTCTTCGTTGAGGCCGAGGACCTCCTTGCGCAGGAACCGCTTGTCGAGCATGCCCTCGGGGGCGCTGCCCGCGATCTCCAGCTTGGCGCGCCACAGCTCGAGCTTCTGCTGCTGGGCCACCGTCGACGGGGTGCTGAGCCTCAAGGTGAAGTTCTGCAGGTCATCACTGTCGAAGCCGTGAGCGTACAGGTGGATGATGGCCAACTTGTTGAGCTCTGCCATCATCGTCTTCTGGATGACGTTGATGGTGCGGGAGAACCGGATGTCCTCCTGTGCCAAGGTGGCCTTCGACGACAGCATCTCGTCGTAGCCCAGGTAGGCCCGCGGGATCTTGAGGGCTGCGAACAGCTTCTTCTGGATGTAGGCCACGTCCTCGACGGCGGCCGTGTTCTGGCCGCCCGCCAGGGTATCGATCTTGGTGCCGGACTCGCCGCCGCGGACGGGGATGAAGTAGTCCTCCTCGACCGACATCGGGTTGTACCGCAGGTCGACCCGCCCCGTCTGCCTGTCGACGACGGGCGCGGTGCGAAGGTTCTGCCGCTGCTGCTCGATGTAGGTGGGCACGTCGGCGGGCGGCAGGTTGGCCACGTCGATGTAGAAGACGCGGCGCTCGGGGGCCCTGACCACGCGGTAGACCAACATCGCGTCCTCGATCAGGATCAGCTGGCGCCAGATGCGCCGGGCCGGCTCGATGATGGAGGAACCGTAGGGCAGGAACATGTCGTTGCCCAGCAGGCGGAAGTGCGTGACCTCCCAGTTCTCCAGCGTCCTGTTACCCAGGGTGACCCACCGGTAGCGGACGGCGAACGGGTCGTCACGGTCATAGTTCTCTTCACGCTCGATCTCGTTGACCGGGATCGGGAAGGCGTTAACCACGCCGTACTCAGGCGACACGTCATTGTAGAGGAAGAAGTCGCCGTACTTGCAGAGGTTGCGGGCCCAGCCGCGGAGGTTGAACTCCACGTTGAGGACGTTGTAGAAGAGGTCCTCCAGCAGCTCCCGGATCTTCTCATTGTCCGAGTAGACGTGCAGGATCCGGCCCTTCTCGTCCTGCGCGCAGACCTCGTCAGCGTAGATGTCGAGCGCTCCCGCGATCTCAGGAGTGTATTCCATCTCCTGGAAGTCCTGGTAGCGCATCAAGCGCTCGCTCAGGTTGTAGGCGTTGGAGGTGATGGTCGCGTAGGTGGGCGACAGCGACTTCTGGAAGAGCAGGGTGCCCGACGACTTCGTCTTGTCGGCCACCGCGATCGTGGTGTCGAGCGCTCGGATCTTGCGCTTGACGACTGGGCCACTGCGGAACAGCCGCGTCAGTCTGCGAAAAAGGCTCTTGGGTTCCTGCTTCTTTGCCATCTTGTGCGCCCCTCCAGTCAGTCGGGGCCTCGCTCACTGTACAACCCTGCGATCAGCAGGGGATCACTTCTTGTCAGAGCTCTGGTTGCTCAAGGTGACCGTCCTGGGCTCCCTCTTGGGCACCGGCACGTAGGAGCCGGGAGACGTCATCATGTTCTCCAGCACACTCTCCAGCTCACTGAGGTGCGGGGTCACCGCGTTGATGGCAGCGGGCGGGGCCTTCTCCTTGAACTGCTCGATCGCCGCCAGCAGCCTGCTGGTGGCCGTCGTCACCGTGCTGATGCTGGAATGGTCGACGAACTCGTTGACGACGGCCCGCTCGATCTCCTCGCTGATGAGCTCGCGCAGCCGCTGCTGTGAAATCCTGAGTGTCTTCATGGAGCCCTTCTATGGGAGTAGATATTCGGCGAGGCGGGTCAGCGCAGTAGCCAGCTGAAGTCGCTGACATCGCGCTGCAGCGGGTTCCGGGGTGCTGTCTGCGATGGGTCGCGGGGGCGGTAGACGCTTTGCATGGCATTGATCCCCCTGATGTTCGGGTTGACCAGGGGCTGGGCCTCGTTGACGTTGCCCGGCATGGCATTGATGTCCTTCCGGGAGACGGCGGTCGCTGCCAGCATGGCGTAGGCCATCTGCTTGGCCTGCTCACTGATGCCCTCGCCGCCCTCCACCAGCCAGCAGCCGATAGCCAGGCTCATGATGAGGTCGTCGTGGCTGTCCTTGCCAGCCATCGGCTTGTTGCCGTTCCAGACGAAGGCCTGCAGCTGGTCGTACAGCCGGCGAGAGTGCGACTTCAGCGACTTGTTGCGGATCAGCTCCTCCAGCTTGGTCAGGATCTGGACGCGCGTCTTCTGGTTGGTCGGGAAGCCGGGCAGCTCGCTGGGGTCCGTCGGGATGTAGTTGAACGGATCGCCCTTGTTCTTGTCGTAGTACAGCCGCTTGTAGCTCAACACATCGCGGAGCTTGGTGTTGACGAAGTAGCCGAAGGTGTTGTTCTCAGGCACCAGCAGGGCGCCGTTGTACTTCCTGCCCCACTCGTCCAGCATGTCGGCCAGCTTCTCTGGGGGCGTCTTGCCCATGTACTCGGCCACCACCTCGCAGTCCTCCACGTCGATGACGTGAAAGGCAGAGTAGTCTGCTGCGTCACCGCGCGAGACGTCAGCCGAGATGACGTAGGTGTGGGCCACCTGCGGGTGGGCCCAGACCCAGACGTGGCCGCCCTGGCCTGCCTTCTCGATCGTGTCAGTGATCAGCGACCGCATGTCTTCCAGGTCGCCGGGCTGCAGGAAGGTGTCGCCTGACGAGATGAAGTCGCACAGGTACTCCTGCGCCACCTTCCTCTTCGACAGCGACCGCGTCTCCTTGTCGAACCAGGCTTGGTCGTGTTCCGGGTGGACGTCCCAGGGAAGGCGAATGGTGTTGAAGTCGTTCTGGCCGGCCTCTGCCTGCGCCCACAGGCGGTAGTACTGGCCGCCGACGCCGTTGGGGGTCGACAGGATGATGGCATTGCCGCCTGTCGAGAAGGTGGGGGCCAGGCCCGTCCAGATCTCCTCGAAGTCGCGGATGAACGCAGCCTCATCGATGATCAGCAACGACAGGGCCTCCGACCGGCCGGCATCATCGGAGGTCGGGATGGCGACGATCTGGGAGCCGTTAGTGAAGTTGATGGCCTGCTTGGTGGGCTCGTACTTGGTCAGCAGCAGCCACGGGGGCAGGCTCTGCAGCATCACCTTGCACTTCTTGATGAAGTTCATGGCCGTCGACAGCTTGGTGGCGATGACCAGGATGTTCTTGTCCTTGTAGAAGATGGCCAACCACACCGCGTAGGCCGCGCACACCGTCGACAGGCCCAGCTGCCGCGACTTCAGGACGATATTGAGGCGGTGCTGCATGAAGGCGCGGAGGCAGTCGTCCTGGAACGGGTAGGTCTCGAAGGGGATCGTCCCGCGCTTTGGGTGTTGGATCTTGCAGTAGTTCTTGATGAAGTACGCCGGGTCCGTGCCGCAGCGCTGGATCTCCTTGACCAGCTCTGCCCTCGAGTTGGGCTTGATGGGGGCCGGAGACGCCATCAGCCGATCTCGAAGACGGTCTTCCGCCGGTAGTAGGCGGTGCGCCGGGCGTTGTGGACGTTGAGGTTGATGATCTCCAGGCTGTCGACGGCGCTCAGCTCCTTGGCCTTCAGCGACTCGCCGGCCAGCTCCTTGTAGTTGGCCTTGACGCCCTTGATGACGGCCGAGGTGAC